AGCGCGGCGCTAAAACCGGGAAGAACTTTATTGGGGAGAGCCATGTTTCACCTCTTAGGCGTTGTTAGACCAGCCGTATTGATTGCCGCGCGGATGCACGGTAAACACGCATTTCGCCTCGGCACCGGGTTGGGCGTCGATTTGGAACTGCGACACGCGACCGTTGAAAGCGTAGTAGACGATATTGGTGCCGTCGGTCGCCGAGATAACAAACGTGCGGTCAACGGTGCCGTTGTAGGCGTCGCCGCGCATCAGCAGCAGGTTAGCGTCGGACGGGTTCCATGCGGCCGTGATCGTCATAGACGTCGGTGCCGACTGCGTGGGAATCTTGTCGGATTGGCGAGAGCCAGCGACCGAGAAATTCGCCATCGCGTCATCCTGGCCGAACGCCGGGATTGCCTCGACAGGCAGCAGGTTGCCAGAAACGGCGATGGGCGACACGCTGGCGACAAGCGACAGTTGCGTCACCGTCAGCGGCGTAGGCGTAGAGGTCGGCTGGCAGTAGAGCGCCGCGCTAAAACCAGGCAAAACTTTATTGGGCAGGGCCATGATAAATCTCCGTTGGATTGAACGAGTGTTTTATGTTGGAATGTCCAGCGTGCAGTCCAAATAGACCTGCGCCAATTTGTCCTCGTTGTCATAGCTGTTGTAGAGCCACATGACATCAGCCTTTGAGATGTAAAAGCCGTTTGTCACGCCGCCAAACAGACCGCTGTAACCGTGCAAGGATTGTAGTATTTGATTGGAAATGGTGAAACCATCCTCAATCTGTTGCGTAAAAATATTGATCTGAAAGATGGGCCGATCAATGCCTTTCACCGACTGAATCTGGCCCGTGTACACCGGCTGGTGGACATTGCGAAGCATCCAAGTGATGAACTTAGGCTGGGTCGCGTAGTTGCGGTTAAACGCCGCATAGACCGGCACCGGCGTGACGATCTGCTGTAGCTGGTACTGGATCGCCTTCCCGTACTGAATCGGGCTTTGCTGCGTTGCCATTTAGACCGCCACCACCGGGTCGTTGCGAACGCAAAGGAGCGTCGCGCTCATGCGGTCGTCGCTCTCGCGCACGTTGTCAATTCGCCAATCAAACCCGCGCCAGGTGATTGAATAGGCGTTTTGATTGTCAATGATCGTCTTGACGTTGGGCGTGTAGTTCAGCGTCATCTGCACAATGTCCGAATAGACCCGGTACTTTTCGGCGATCTTGACGCTGTTTGCCACGGAATGAATCACGGCCCGCGTCCCAAACCACAGCGATTGCGTCGTGGTCTGTTCGCCAAAATCGCTTTTGGCAAACGCTAGGTTGTTGACCGAGATGTTCTCGTAGCGCGTGATCGCCATTACATCACCAGCGGCTTATAGGGGCGCAGTAGCTGATTGAACCCGAAAGGAATGTCGCGCAGATTGACCGCCGTGGTGTTGCTGCGGTTGTTGTACAAATGCGTATAGAGCAACAGCGCCGCCTGCTTAATCACCGGGTAGGTCTGCAACGGGTTTGCCACGGTCGAATAATCGACCATGATCGGTGCGGTCATGTTGCTATTCACATCGCTGGGCAGCGATTGCAACATCAGCTTGTTTCCGCTGGGGTCGTACTGATAGGTCGACGCGGCAATCGTGGTCAGCGTGGCCGGCACGTTGCTGTTGTAGTAGCGCACCGCATCAATCGTCAAACCCGGTTGGCTAGGATACTGGTTCTGGCTCACCTCGGGTAAATCAAGGCAACAAGGCGACGCCACTAGGCTCTCGCCGCCGTAATAAACACGGTAGGACACCGGGAAAATGCTCATCCCCAGATAGTCCTCGACGGCCTGGCGCACGGCCAGCTCCAGCGACTTCAAGTAGACGTCCTGGCTCTCGTCTTGGTAGAGGTTAATCTGCTGCGTGATTTCGTCCAGCGTCAGCCACGGCGTCACGACGTCGCGGTCGATCTGCTCAACCTTGACGTAATTGAACGGATTGCGCGTCACCCCTGCGAAGGGGTAACCCATCACATAGTCAGTTGCGCTCATTCGTTACCTCAAGCAGCGCTGGCCCGGACACCACCGAACGGGTCAAGAACCGTGCTGACGACGCGCTTTTCGGCGTACATGGTCACGAAACCGGGCGCGGTCTGTTCGTACATTTGCACGTTGAACTGCTCGGTATCGCCGATAGTAAAGAATCGCGGCCAGTTGGCCAGATAGATCGGGAACGCAGCAGACAGGTACGGATTAGGGATCACCGGAAACCCGAACACGTTACCAATCGACGCGCCGTCTTTGTCGCCGATCTCGAGGAACAGCGGCAGGCCTTGGGTGTCTTTAAGTTGGCGCAGAGCCAGAATCAGGTCGGGCGAAATGTGCCAGGCGGTCCCAGGCAGGGACCAATACTGCGAAGGCAGCGCCTTAGCAATGTCCACCATCTTGTTATAGGTCACCGTGACGCCGCCAAGGGAAACCGTGGCGATGCTGTGAATGCCGTTGGTGATGGCCGTGCCCGAGGTGCCGTAGGCGCTGGTCGCGGCGCTGGTGTACGAATTCAACCCGCGCAAACCGCTGGTCGCGCCGGTAGAGTTGGTCGTAGAGCCGGCCTGGTCATTGTTGGTCGCCATTGATGCGGCCTCAAGACTCGAAAACTCCAGCATCATGTCCTCAACCAGCGTCTGCGGCAGGTTGTTGACGTCGGACAAAACAGCCGTGCGGATGGGGAGCTGGGCCACGACAACGCGCACCGGCAATTGCCAGATCGTCGTGTCGATATTGGGCGAGCCGGTGTTGGGCGTGAACGTGTAGCCCCACGGATTAGTGCTGTTTGCGGCGTTACCGGTCTTGGCGACGAACTGAGCATCAGAGCCAGCGACCGTGATTTGCCGGGAACCCATGCGAAACGGGTTGGCGTACCGCAACGCGGCAAACGCATCGTCGAAAACTACATTACCACCGACACCAGAACCCGAGCCGGTAATCGCCGAGGCTTCACGCAGATCAATATTCTGTTTGCCGCCTTCGTGAATGGCCCGTTTGATGCCGTCTAGAATTTTTTCGGTAGTCGTGGTCATTTGAAATTCCTAGGTGAAACTGGAAAGGGGAGGGTGATTAGCCCTCCCCGTTTCATCAGGTCGCGGTGCCGGTGGAGCGATAGCGCACGCCGGCGTTGGGGTCACGAACCGAGGTGGCCAGACGCTTTTCACCGTAGAAAGTGATAAATCCAGGCAGGGTCTGGTCGTAGCGACGCATCACCATATTGAGGCGGTCCACGATGGTGTGGAAACGCGACCAATCGGCAAAGTACATCGGATAGAGGCTGGTAGTGCCTGCGGCGCCGGTGGTGGTCTGCGACGGGGTGTCCAGATACTTGTTAACCACCACATCAAAGCCGAGCAACTGGCCCACGATACCGTCAACGCTCAAACCTTCAACGCGGTTGAAAATCGGCGCCTTTTGGTCGTCGGTCAGAGCACGAATGGCGTTCAGCAGGATCGGGCTAATCATAAACTTAGCGTCCGGGGTCCAGTACTGTTGCGGCAGCGCGTAGATGGTGTTGATAACGTCCTTGTAGGAGATGTTATTAGCGCCCACCGTGTTCGCGTTGGTCGTGATCTGGTCGTAGGTGGCCAGGTTGTGCAGACCGCTAGAGGAGCCGGTGCCAGACGAACCGAACGACGGGGTAGAGGTCGTGCCGCCAGCATACGGGGAATTGTTACCCGCGTACTGGTCAAGACCGCGCAAGCCGTCAGCGCCGCCGGTGGTCACCGAGGTGCCCGAACCGCTTTGGTCGTTGTTGCTAATCATCGACTGCGCTTCTGCCTGGGCGAATTCGGCCAGCATATCGTCAACGACGTTTGCCTCAAGGCCGTCAATGTCGTCCAGCGCGGCGGTACGGATCGGGAACTGAACGTTAATGTCCTTCAGCACCAGTTGCCAAATGCTCGTATCTTCCGTAGTAGACGCGCCGTTATTCTGGATCGCGTAGCCCCATTGCACACCAGCGTTGCCGGTCTTGACGCGGAACTGGTAGGACGAGCCATCGGTGGCCACGGTGCGAGACACGCCGCGCAGCGGGTTCCGCAGACGCAAAGCGACAAACACCGGGTCATAGGCAGTCCGACCGCCCTTGCCGTCACCGCCGGCGGTCAGCGCCGAGGCTTCTGCCAGATAGGCATGGTATTGCGACTCGTCGGCAAACATGGACAGCTCTTTTTCAAGCATCTTGCCGCCCTTGTAGAAGGAGGAAAGCTGCTCACGCACGGCGCGGTTAACGTCGGTGCGAACGGTCTTGGCGATGGGACGAATGATCGCGGGCGCTTGCACAGAGGCAATCTTGGCCTCGAGTGCGGCAACCTTTTCGGCAAATTCGGTCTTGATCGCTTCAGCAGCGGCAACGGCCTCCACCTTGGCGGTTTCTTTGGTGGATGCCTCAATGGCGTCCAGCTTTTCGATAATCTCTTTCATTTGATCCTCGTAGATAGATACTTGATGAGTTCCCGCTGCTCAAGAGCTGCTAGGAGTTCGTTGGTCGCTTCCGCATCAGACTCGCTCTGACTCGGCGCAGGTTCAATAGGTGCCGGCACAGCGTCGCGCTGCTCCAGAACTTTCTTGAACGTAGATGCGGCAGCGACCGCATCTTTTTTGGACAGCCCTGCATCGCGCAGAGCTTTTTCCAAAATCTTTAGGTCGGCAGAACCGTCCGGCCGGAAAAACTCCAGTTTGGACACTTCTGCGGCCGGGTTGTTTGGGTACATGACAACGGAAACCTCGCGCAAACCGCCATTGGTGATTTGGAAATAGCCGTCCTCGTAGGGATCGTCAGAACCGACGACCATTGGCTCGCCGTCCTCTTTGACCCATTGATACGATTCCGCGTAAGCACCAACCGAGACACCGCCAAACATATTTGGCGATTCGGTCATGACTTTATACAGGTCAGAGCCGGCGGTCGTGTTGGTGTAGATGCGACCCGAGGCGGTCATGCCTTCGTCGTCAAACTCAAACATCGTCCATTCGCCAACGGGAATGGCGTCCGCCTCGTGGTTGACGAACATAGGCAGGGGCCGGCCAGCCTTGGAAAACTCTTTGGCCCAGGCCATGAAGCCCTCGGGCTTGTAGAAAAACTTGCGGCCGTCTGCGCCTTCGCGTGCGCCCCAGGTGGTTACACGCGCCTCAATCTTGCCCGTAGGCTCTGCGCCGTCGCTCTGCTTTTCGAGCTGGAGTTTCGCCTCGCAGACCATCATCAATTTGGTCATGGATCACCTTTGATTTGGAAAGGTCAATATCTTTTATTTTAGGCGGTCGACCCCGTTTCGGGCGCGGCGTATCTTGTGGCTTGTAAGTTGCCAGAGATGCTACCACCACTCGAAAAATGATTGACACAATATTTTAGGTCTTGCCAATGTTCATTTTGCGGGTCTGGTTTCCGCCCCCGCCACCGGTGTCCTGAGCGCTTCTGCCGGGAATCGGCTCGGCGGCTTTGGCGTCGTCTTTCAGCTCGTCGGCCCCATCCAGCGCCGGCATATTGACATAAGCGCGCGCCTCGTTGGGCGTCATAATGCCATTGGACACCGCCGAGGTGACATAGTTCATCTGATCCAGCGGCGCACCTTTGAGGAAATCGCGGGTATCAAACTCGACAAACAGCGACGGGTGACCGACGAACAATTGTTGTTTCAGCTTCTGTTGGACGTTGACCAGCACCGGATACATGGTCGATTTATAGAACTCGTCCAGCATCGTTTGGGTGTTGTTGAACTTGCTCTCGCCAATACCCAGCATCGCGTGCGGCACGCCAAACAGGCCGCATAGGCGCTTCATGGTCTGTTCTTTTAGCTTGGCCGCGTCGGCGTCCTGCAAGGTCAACATCTCAATCGGCATATATTTCATGCCGTTATCCAGCAGCATCCCTTGGCCCGCCTTTGACGGGTCGCTGGTCTTGCCGCCCGTCATTTGGTTCCATGCCTCTTTGATCCGGGCGGCAATTTCCTTATATTTGCCGTCCGGAATGTTGGATTCGGTGACAAAGAGGCCCGACGGCTTGGCCCCGTTTTGCATGATGTAGTTGGCGTACAGGTCAATATCCTGATCTAGACCCACCAGCTCCGTCGCCAAAATGCCCTTGTTAAAACCGGCGCTGCCCTGCCAGGCGGCGTCTTTGATGTGCATAATTTGATGCGCCGATAGCTGCTGGTTTTCGGTGAAACCGTAGCTGGGCGTCGAAAGCCGGAAAGACGGATAGCGGGTTGGCGTGATCGTCGCGGCAATCAGCGTCGAATCCATGATGTACATTTCTAGCGGCGTCTGCGTAGAAATGTCTTGGTCTTTGCGCCACCAGAGCGTGAACGCTTCGCCCGACAGCTCGTGCCACATCATCCATTGATACCAGAACTCGTAGGTACTTTGGAAATTGTTGGGGTTGTTCAGCAGGTTGTGGACCGATTTGGCCTTAGCTTTGTCCCGCGATCCCACCTTGTCGGACCGGGTAGCGTCCACAAAAACACCGGGTTCCACCTCCGCCATGATGCGAATGGGTAGCTGGCCAATCGCACGCGCCTTCACGCCGACGCACGACATGACCGTGCTA